TTCAATTAAGAACGATAAGGTTCAGGCTGCTGTTGAAAAACTATCCAGCGTTCCATATAGCTACGTAAGCGTAGCAGGAAAACCTTTTGAGCAGATTTTAAATATTATTAAAAGATGGATTGTACAAGAAGTCAAGACTGATGAATCAGGAAAAACAAACGACTGTGTTATCATTTATGATTATCTAAAATTAATGTCATCAGAATCTATAAATAACAACCTACAAGAATATCAAGCATTAGGATTCCAGATCACCTCTTTGCACAACCTGTGTGTTAAGTTAGATATACCATGTCTATCTTTTGTTCAATTAAACAGAGACGGAATTACAAAGGAAAGCACTGATGCGGTCAGTGGTTCCGATAGATTGATTTGGCTATGTACTTCATTTAGTATTTTCAAATCAAAGTCTCCAGAAGAATTAGCAGAGGATGGACCAAACGCTGGTAATAGAAAATTAGTACCTATTGTTTCTAGACATGGGGCTGGAATGGATGACGGAGATTATATTAATATGAATATGATCGGAGCAAATGCTAAATTAATCGAACTACAGACAAGAAATGAAATAAAGAATAATCCAATTGGTGATACTGGTATGGTTAACAGTCAAGACATGGAGAAATTAGTCAATGGACTTGAAGCAAATCAAGAATCTGCTGAATGATAATATGGATAGGGTGTTTGCAGAACTTGGAGTAGAAAACGAAAAGTTTGGCGAAAACATTTACTGCAAATGTCCAGTTCATGAATCTAGCGATAATCCTAAAGCTGTTTCTTATTCCACCAGTAGGCAGATGTGGAAGTGTTGGACTAGAGATTGTCAGAGCGAGTATGGTAGCGATGTTTTTGGTCTTATTAGGGGAGCGTTATCAAACCAAAGTGGAGAAGAGGTTGACTTTAAAGAAGCTTTAAGGTGGTCGTGCAAACTATTAAACATCAAGTCTAGTTTTAAACAAGAAAAAACAATAGAAGTAACAGAAGACGATTTAGATAAAATAATTAAAATATTTAACAACAAGGAAAAGAAACACGAACAAATTTCTATAGATTTAGAATGTGATTTATCAATTCCATCAGACTACTTTTACAATAGAGGTTTTAATAAACGAACATTGAAACACTTTGGAGTTGGAGACTGTTGCCAAAAAGGAACATTGCAAGACAGAGCTATCATTCCAATACATGGCGACTCTGGTGAAAGATTAGTAGGAGCTATAGGTAGAGCAAATAAAGAATATAGAAACCCAAAGTTTTTAATATACCCTAAAGGTTTTGATAAACGTTATTACTTTTATAACTATCATAGAGCTATAAAAAAAGCAGAAGAAACATCATGTTTATTTATATTAGAAGGACAAGGCGATGTTTGGAGAATGTATGAAGCTGGAGTGCAAAATGCAGTAAGCTTATTTGGTAAAACAATATCAGAACAACATGAGTCAAAACTCAATAAGTTAGCTATAACTAATTTAGTAATATTAATGGACAACGATCAGGCAGGAAGAGAAGCTAGGATTCAAATTCAAAGACAACTTGGAAGAATGTATAAACTAATATTTCCAAGATTATCTAACAAGGACGTTGGAGACATGAGTGTTAAAAACATAAAATCAGAAATTCTATCTAATTTGAAAGGGTACTATTAATGATCGTAGGAATTTCAGGAAGAAAACAATCTGGTAAAAATACAGTTGCTAATATAATAAATGGCGAACTATTAAAATCAAAAGCTATGATTTCTGATTACAAAATCACCAAAGATGGAGAACTTTTAATTTACACGCAAAATTCAGAAGGTGTTTTTGGATGGGGAGTATTTGATATAACAAGAAAAGATAAAGATTTTGTTACTTATGCTGAAAAAGAAATGTGGCCCTATGTTAAGTTATATCATTTTGCAGATGCTTTAAAAGAAATGTCTGTAAATTTGTTTGATCTTGAACCCCGTCAAGTTTATGGATCAGATGATGATAAAAACACAATGACACCATACGGCAAAACTGCTAGACAATTTTTACAATATCTTGGGACAGATGTAATGCGCAAAATTAAAGACACCATATGGGTAGATTGGACAATAAAAGTAATCAGCCAAGAACAGTCATCACTTGCTTTAATACCAGATGTAAGATTCCCAAACGAGGTTGACGCAATAAAAAAAGCTGGAGGTATTGTTATTAGATTAACTAGAGATGTGTACAACGACAAACACGAATGTGAAAAGTCTCTCGATAAAGATACTTTTGATTGGAATAAATTTGATAAGATTATAGAAAATAAAAGTTCTTCCCTAGAAGATTTACAAGATAAAATAAAAACACTGATGAGGACAATTCAATGTTAGTAACCTATATAAGATCTTCTAGTTATAATAATTATGCTTATTGTCAGATGCAATATTTTATAACCTATGTTCTGGGGCATCAAACATTAAGTGGAAAAAAGGCAGTACAAGGCACTGTCGTTCACAAGGTTTTAGAAGTCTTGGCTGGACTAAAGAAGTTTGAGCAAGACAAACCTAAAGTTAAGTTTTTAAAAATAGATGATGATGCTATTGGAAAATTTAAATGCTTAAAGACAGAATTAGGGTCTATAGAATTAGTAAATGATCTTATAGATAAAAGTTATGAATCCTACACAACACAAGAAAGCCACCACAATTGGTACAAAAAAGACAAAGACGAATGTAGAAAGTGGACTTGGCAGGCAATAGATTGGAACGATGGACAATTTGACCCAAGGAATAGAGTTATTGTCGCTCCAGAACCTCATTTTGACATACCGATTGAGGAAGATTGGGCTAAATTTAAATACACAATGCCTGATGGTAGAGAAGTAGAAGGACAACTAGCTATTAAGGGAACCATAGACCTTGTTACACAGACCAATGATGATACAATAGAAGTAGTAGATTGGAAAACTGGCAAAAGGCTTGATTGGGCAACGGGTGAAGAAAAAACTTACGAAAAGCTTCTATGTGACCCTCAACTTCTTTTGTATAATTATGCAATATCCAAACTTTTCCCAGACTATAAACAAGCCATTATGACAATATTTTATATCAAAGATGGAGGTCCATTCTCCATGTGTTTTGATAAGTCGGATCACGATAAATTTTTAGAGATGTTAAAAGGACGTTTTCAAGACATACAACGAAATATAACTCCCAAGCCCATTTCTGTAGACAGAAGTAACTGGAAATGCACCAAACTGTGTCATTATTGCAAAAACGATTGGAAGGATACAGGTCAAAATATGTGTATATTTATAGAGAACCACTTACAAAAGCACGGAATGGACAAGACTATAAAAGAATGCACCAGAGAAGGTTTTGATATAGGATTTTACGAAGCACCGGGATAGGAAATAGGACTTAATTATGAAAAAAACACTGACTATAGGCATGTGTACATACGATGATTTTGACGGGGTATATTTCTCTCTGCAAGCATTGAGAATGTATCATGGTCACATAGTTAATAACGATGATGTTGAATTACTTATTATAGATAATAATCCAAACGGAAAACATAGTGAACACGTAAAAGGATTAGTTAATTGGTGTAAGAACGCAAGGTATTTAGAATATACAGACAAAAAAAGTACTTCGTCTAGGGATCAAATATTTAAAAACGCAGAAGGAAAATACACAATTTCTATGGACTGCCATGTGTTTTTTGAGCCGGGAGCTTTAGACACTCTTATAGATTACTATGTTGATAATAAGAACTGTAAAGATATCGTATCAGGACCACTAATATATGATAATCTTACTTCAAAATCTACTCACTTCAAGCCAACTTGGGGTGGAGACATGTACGGTCAGTGGGAAACAAACAAACAAGGATTAGAAGATGGAGTTCCTTTTGAGATAGAAATGATGGGTCTTGGATCTTTTTCCTGCGAGACTAAAAACTGGGTTGGATTTAACAAAAGATTTAGAGGATTCGGAGCAGAAGAAGGATACATTCACGAAAAATTTAGACAAAATGGAGGTAAGGCTATATGCCTTCCAAAGTTTGGCTGGATGCACAGATTTGGAAGACCGTATGGAATTGATTACCCGCTAGAATTAAGTGATAGAATATGGAATTATTTCGTAGGATGGTTAGAGTTGACACAAGATCCTGAACACCAAATGATTAAAGATATATACGAAAATTTTAAAGATAGAATACCAGTGAGTTTGTTAGACAACATTCTCTCACAAGCAAAGAAACAAGAACTTGGAGTATTACAAAATGTCTAGATTAAATGAAACCGACGAACATTATAACAAAGAAACATACGGATACACAGAAGAACTCACAGAAAACAATTTCTACGTGCCTGCTGAAGCTGAATATGAAGACTTTGGCGAAGAATCAGAAGAGTGGGATGTCGCAGAAGGTAAGCCGGGACTGTGGGAAAATATTCGCAAGAAAAAAGAACGAGAAGGAAAAAATTATAAGCCAGCTAAAAAAGGAGATCCAGACCGTCCAGATCCAGAAGCTTGGAAAAAAGCTCAATCAGAACCTTCTGAAAAACAGAAGAAAGCTCTTGATAAAAATAAAGACGGAAAAGTTACCAAAGAAGATTTTGAATTACTTCGCAAAGAAAAAGGTTCTTATAAATACAGAGATCCAAAAACAGGCGAAGTATTTACCTACAACAGAAAAGGTGTCCACAAAAAAGATGGTAGAACTCTAATTCCAACACAGGCTGTAGAGTATCAAGGCAGAAAGGTTAAATTAAACAAACCTTTTTTAACTCCAGACGGACCAAAAAAAAGAAGTGTTTATGTAAAGAACGAAAAAGGTAATGTTGTAAAAGTAAACTTTGGCGATCCTAATATGAAGATTAAGAAAAATGATCCAGCAAGAAGAAAGTCTTTTCGTGCTAGACACAATTGCGATAATCCGGGTCCAAAGTGGAAGGCTAGATACTGGTCATGCAAAGCTTGGTAAAAAAATGGAAAGATCATCTAG